AAAGAGCTTTTAGAAGACTTACTAGTAGAGATTAAGCATATTAAAACTAATATGCCTAACGGTGAGTTAAAACAGATGCAAAAAGATCTAGAAGATATGAAAACTAATATCTCTGATCTTAAGTTTACTTTACTAAATCCTGATAATGGTGTTATTGTTAACACAAATAAAAACACAGAATATAGACAGGAGTTACAAAATAATGAAGTTGATTTTAGGAATAAACTTTCTGAAATAGAAGATCTTAAGAAATGGAAGGACGGTGTCACTAGAGCTCTTTGGATAATCTTCGGTATATTAGCTACAGTTATAGTTAGAATGTTAATGATGCACTCAGAACAAATTGGGCAGTAATGACTAATGAAGAGGTAAAAAATATTACATTAGAGTCTTTAAGAGACTGGTTTAAGAAAGAGAAGTGGGTTCGCATCTCTTCTTCTGGTAATATAGCTGGTCCTTGCGGTACTTCTAAAAATAAAAAGAACCCTGATAGATGTTTACCTAGAGCAAAAGCTCAATCATTAACTAAAGCTCAAAGAGCTGCTACTGCTAGAAAGAAAAAGAAAGCAGGATCTAAAGGAAAGACAGTCGTTAAAAATACTAAAGCAGCTACAGTCAAGAAAGAAAGCCTTTGGGCAAATATTAATGCTAAGAAAAAAGCAGGAAGAAAATCTTCTCATAAAAACTCTAATGCATATAAGGATGCCAAAAAAGCAGGTAATGCAATAAAAAAAGAAACAGCTAACCCACAAGACGGTAAAGCGGCACCGTATGGATCAGGATATAAACCTATTAAAGAAGCTATGACTAAAGAAAAACTATTAGACTTAATCAAAAATCAAGATGATATTATAGTACGCTATTTCGATGGTACTGAATATCTTATATATAATCCAAACTCAGATAATGAGGATAATGCTTCAATGTGGGGTGATGATACAGTCATTGGAATAACTAGAGATGGCGATGAAAGAGATTTAAAATACGATCATATAGATGATGTAAGCGTATATAGAAACGAGACTAAAGAAGCTCCAGCAGGACATTACTTTACTAAGTCTGGTAATCTAGTTAAAGGTAGAATGTCTGCAGATGCTAAAGAAAGAGGAGCTAGAAAAAGTGATCCAAAAGATAAACAAAGATCTAAGGTACCTAAAGCTACACAATATTCTGAAATGACTAAAGAGGATATTACAAACCTTGTAGTAGGTACTTTAGCAGAAATGCAAAACAAAAAGAAAAAACCTGCTACTTATGCTGGCAAGCCTGTTATAGTACATATGAATGGTCCTGAAACTGAATGGAAAGTAGAGATACTTGGTAATGGTAAAATAGTTGACTATGTAGATATGATGGCTAATCTTAAGTTTGATGACGGCACTGATTATAGAGACTACTTAAAAGAAGAGCCAATCCAAGAAGATGATAGATGTACTAGATTAGCTAAAAGCAAATACGATACATGGCCATCAGCTTATGCTTCAGGAGCAGTAGTTAGATGTAGAAGAGGTGAAATCTGGAAAAAGAAATAATGACCAGAAATGAAATGCTTAATGTTTTAAAAGAAGTACTCCGAGAGGAGACTACCATATTTTCTAAAAACGAAAACTACAAGGACGGTAAAAAGAAAGGTAAGTCTAGACCTGGTAGAGTGAAAAAATCTGGAGCATCATGTAAAGGCTCAGTATCTTCACTCAGAGCTAAAGCTAAAAAGTACGGTGGTGAAAAAGGTAAAATGTACCACTGGTGTGCCAACATGAAAGGTGGAAAAAAATAAAATACTTCTCTCAACAAGTGCAGTAGGTGACTTTTATATAGAAAAAGTACAAGAGTTTTTACTCAGTGATTTTTCTCAATACTTCAATATACATATACTTACCGATAAACCTTCTGCTTTTGAAGGTTATAACACCGAGCAATATCAAAAAGATACATTTAACTATTTTGATAAGTTTATTTTTGGTTTAGAGAATATCAATAAGTTTAATACTCTAGGATTAGTTTATGATGCAGATGAGTTAATAAATCTTGAAAGAGATTTTTATCTTTTTGACTTCAAATCAAACGAAATACAATTTTTTCAATACTGGAATAACGAAGGAACACTTAACTCTTTACCTGCAGAAGATCATTACTTTTGGGAGTTTTTCAAAGATATTATTAAGTATGAAGATGTAGAAGAAAATGATATAAAGTTAGTACATGAAGACAGAATGTTATTTCCAAAGTATGATTATACAGATTTTTTACATATATTTAATAATATGAAAGATCCTTTTACATCTAACTCCTATAAACACCATGGACACAAAGGTGGAGTAGGTAATGGAGAGGGAGTAGCTTTAGGATATACTCTTTTAAAGACAGGTATGCCTTACAAGGTTATTTATAGTAGTAATACTTAGACTATTTATTTATATACGTATATTAAACATTTTGCAAATGACCTATCAAGAAATAAAAGATCGTTTATCACAATGTGAACTAACATTGGAAAAAATACAAAACGGCTCATATAAAAATAATAACTCTATTAACGTCAAAGAAACTACAAAAAAACTAGAGGTTTTAAGAGAGTCGCTTCAATCTAAACTTAATGAAGCAGAAAAAGGAATGGTGTTTACTGATGATGAGGCAAAAGCAAAAGACTTAGCAGATGACGGTGCTAACGTAAAACTAACAAAAGAAATGAAACCAGGATCAGAAGAATCAGCAGAGCACGAACGTATGAAAAAACTATCACCTAAAGATCAAGAAGCTATAGCAAAAATTAAAGCTTTAATGCAAAGAGAAAAAGATGCTATTGAAAAAGATGCAAGAAAAGCTAAAGGAATGATGGAGGATGAAGAAGATACTAACTTACCAGTAGCAGACGAAGTACCAGAACAACCAGAAGCAGAAGGAGATCTTGACGTAGGTCATCAAGATGATGAGCCTGATATGCTTAAAAATGATGTATACGATATTGCAGTATATGCAGCTAAGCTTTACAAGCAGTTAGATAAGTATGATAAGTCTGACGGTGAAGTAGATTTCCCACATTGGTGGCAAGGTAAGGTTATAAAAGCAAGAGAGTTTATTTCTTCAGCACAACATTATTTAGAAGCAGAAGAAAAGCAACCAGCATTAGATCAGTTAGCACTTGAAGAAAATGTAAATGAAAGATCAGGAGCTGCAGTTAAAAAAGAATATGATGAACTAGTAAGTAAAATGAAAAAACTAGCACAGCATCATAAAACTGCTGAAGGTGATAAGAAAGATAAAATCGTTGCTGCTTTGAAACAACATACAGCTCGCAAAAGAGAACTAGAAGCTGAACTAGATGACGTAGTAGCAGGAACAGGTCGAGACCAAGAGTTAGACACTACTGACGAAGCATTACCAACTGGATTTGGTACTGGTCAAGGTAGAAGTAAAACAATATCTAAAGGTAGAGAAGCAAGACCTGATTTAGCTAAAGCTAGAAAAGATGCAAAAGTAGCTCCTAAAAAGTATACAATGGTAAAGGGAGTACCTCACAAACATGATGCAGATGGCAATTTAGTTCCTTTAAAAAGAATGAATGAACTTAGAGGTTCAGGAGACGATATTATAGAAGTCATTAAAGCAATGGCAATGGAAATGGATGGCGATGAAATAGATGCTGCTATGGAGGTAATGGAGTTTATAGGAGAGCATTACAAAATCGCTTTTGAATACGGTAGAGCCGGCGGTGGCGGTTACGGAAGAAAAGACGGAAATCCTTATGAAGGTAAAACATCAAAGTAAAATATAAGATGAAAAAATCCCATTTAAATAATCTTATACTAGAAGCATACGCTGAAGTACTTAAGGAACTTAATGAAGCTCCAGATGGTATGTCTTATTTTGAAGTAGCTGTAAGAGATGCTAAAAAAGCAATAGGCATAATGCACGACAAGTATGACAAACAGTTCGAAATGAACGGTTCTAACGTGTACTATTTTACTGACGAATCTACCGCATACGATGCTATGATGGATCTCGGAGCACTAGGTATTGAAATTATAGATTCTAACTTAGATGAAGCAGACGATAAAGATGATTATGGGAGACCTCATGTAGATCCAAAAGGTTCTAGAACTTATATAGAACCTGAAGATATGTTACCTCATAATAGATTTAAAGATTTAATGAAAGAATCACTATTAGATGACCTTTCAGAAGATGAGGAAGAACCAACACCTGAAGAAGAACCAGATGAAGATGCTGGTCCTGAAACAGTTTTAGAAGATGCTACTGATACTATCTTATCTAAATTTCCTACAGTTAAACAAGCTGTAGTAAAACTACAAACTGAAGACTTTAAAGAGTTTGTAGATTCAATAGATTGGATATCACCAAGACCTACTTCATTTAGAGTTAATCTTAAAAATGGTCAAGATTATATTTTAAAATGGACTGGTAAAACTTTCGAAGTTCAAATCTTAGGTAAAAAATACTTACTTTCTAACATTTCAGATTACCAACAAGCTATAGATAAACTTGCTTTACTATATAAAGAAGCTCCTATGAAAGGAGCAGGTGAAGAAGATATTGCTGCTGATACTGACACCGGAGGCGGTGGAGGTGGAGGAGGAGACTTTCCTGGCGAAGAAGGTGGAGCTGAAGGAGGAGAAGATCTAGGAGGAGATGATGCTGGAGGAGATCTAGGTGGTGATGAAGGTGGAGAAGATTTATCTGACGAGCCTATAGATTTCGAATCCGGAGAAGAAGGATAATATGAATCTTATAGATAAAGCTATATTAGAATGGTCTTACAAGACCAAAAAAGGATACCCTGACATTAATAGTCAAGAGGATATAGCTTTGTTTGAATCTATATTTGGATTTAAACTTCTTTCTGAAAATGCATTTGAAAAACAAATAACTCAACAACTTATTAACAAGTTTCCTGAAACTCTTGGTGCTTTAAGTAATGATTATAGAGTTGGTAATAAAGGTAAAATAGATTCGAATGAGTTCATACAATACATTAAAGACACATTTGGTTCGGAAACTGAAGTTAGGATAGTACCTCCAAAGCAAAGCCCTAATAGAAGTCGATCCTTCGATGCTTTTCTTTTTAAAGTAGATGGAAAAGAAGTTAATATAAATTTAGCAGGTGGTAAAAAATCCGACACTACTGAAAGACAAGAAAAAGGTGTTATAGATGCTATTAATAGTGTTGAAGGTATAAAAACTGTTATAGGAGCAAATGGTTTTAAAATAGAAAATATAGTAAAAGCAGATAAAGTTACATCTGCCTATAAATACGAACCTTACGCTGATATACAGTTTATCATCAAAGGTAAAGATGATCCGTTTATGATCTCCGCTAAAGGAACTTCTTCACCTACTTTAGCTGGAGGAGGATTATCTGGGATGACATTATTTGGAGATAAAGTAAAAAAATTTATTTTTGATTTCTACAATGACGCTTATAAACATTACAAAAATATATTTGATAAGAATAACGAAATAACTTATGAAACTGATCTTTACAAAACCGATATATTCCCAGACGTAAATAGAGAGGTACCTTCTGAACTTATCCTGGAAATAATGAAAGGAACCCCAGCAATGGGTGGTCCTGTTGATGCATATTATATAGGAGCGATGGATGTAGTACCAGACATCAAAAACAACACAGTTACTTTTGATGGTGATATTATACCAGTTGAAAAGTTTGCAAAAGATTCAAAACTTTTCGTTCATATAAGAAAAAGAGACGGTTCATATTTCTTTACTGATAGTACACAAACTGTTAATAATTTAACGGTGCCTAGAATTTTTACAAAAAAACCTGGAAGTAAATCTTCACAAGCGAGATTAGGTAGTAACTCAAAACCTAGGAATAAGGTTATAATATAGTTATGGCAAAAGACATAAAAAAAATAATAGCACAAGAATATATTAAGTGTGCTAAAGATCCGGCTTACTTTATGAAAAAGTATTGCCATATACAGCATCCTACTAGAGGACGTATTTTATTTGCTCTATATCCATTCCAAGAAAAAGTACTTCATTTATTTAGAGATCATCAATACCTTATTACTCTTAAATCAAGACAGTTAGGTATATCTACTTTAGCTTCTGCTTATAGTCTATGGTTAATGTTATTTCATAAAGATAAAAACGTATTAGCATTAGCAACTACTCAAGCAACAGCTCGTAACTTAGTTACTAAAGTAATCTTTATGTATGATGAGTTACCAAAATGGTTAAAGCTACCTCACGTTGAAAAAAACAAACTATCGTTAAGATTAAAAAACGGTTCTAAAGTACAGGCTAAATCATCATCTACTGATGCTGCAAGATCAGAAGCGGTATCATTACTATTAATAGATGAGGCAGCATTTATAGACAATATAGAAGATACATTTACCGCAGCACAGCAAACCTTAGCAACAGGTGGACAATGTATGGCCTTATCAACTCCTAATGGTATTGGTAACTGGTTTCATCAAACTTGGGAAAAAGCTGAATCTGGAGAAAATAGTTTTTTACCAATAAGACTTCCATGGACAGTACATCCTGAAAGAGACCAACCATGGAGAGATCAACAAGATGCTGACTTAGGTCCTAGAATGGCCGGTCAAGAATGTGACTGTGATTTCCTTGCATCTGGTGATACGGTGTTTGAACCTGATGATATGTCTTATTACGAACAGACATATGAAAAAGATCCTTTAGAAAGAAGAGGTATAGATGGTAACTTATGGATATGGGAAGGTGTAGACTACTTAAAGTCGTACATGGTAGTAGCTGATGTAGCGAGAGGAGATTCTTCTGACTATTCAGCAGCACATGTTTTTGATATAGAATCCTGCACTCAAGTAGCTGAGTATAAAGGTAAACTATCACCTAAAGATTTTGGTAACTTTCTTACAGGATTAGCATCTGAATATAATGAAGCATTACTAGTAGTAGAAAATGCAAATATCGGTTGGGCAACAATAGAGCAGGTAATGGAGAGAGAATACCGTAACCTTTATTATAGTTCCACTTCTAATATGGAATCAGTAGAATCGTACATGCATAAGTATGAGAGAGATAAACTTGTTCCTGGTTTTACAATGTCTATGAGAACTCGTCCTTTAGTTATAGCTAAGATGATCGAATATATAAGAGAACACTCAGTTACTATTCAATCAAAAAGATTAATGCAAGAGATGCGAGTTTTTGTGTGGAAAAATGGAAAACCACAAGCACAAGATAGATATAATGATGATTTAATCATTTCATGTGCAACTGCTTTATATGTAAGAGATACTGCATTGAAACTACGTCAACAAGGTATAGATCTAGCTAGAGCTCAACTATCTTCTTTTAACAATCTCAATGCTCAAAATCAAGTAGTTATGAAAAACGTTGGTAACATGAGAGAAAATCCTTATCTTACTAAGACAGCCTATGGTGAAGAAGACATCAGATGGTTGTTAAAATAGATCTATTTATAAACAAATATATACCGTAATGGCGGACACTTCACTTTTTGGTAGATTACGAAGACTTTTTGCTAGTGATATAGTAATAAGAAACGTAGGAGGAGATGAACTGAAAGTAGCTGATGTTAATCAAATACAGACTACAGGAAGATATGAAACAAACTCTTTAATAGACAGGTTCACTAGACTCTACCTTTATAATAATAAAAACATATTTAATCCTAATCTGAACTATCAGACATTAAGGATACAACTTTATTCTGATTATGAAGCAATGGATTCAGATCCAATATTAGCTTCAGCATTAGATATAGTAGCTGATGAAGCAACTGTAAAGAATGATCAAAACGAAATACTTTCAGTAAAATCTTCAGATGAGAATATACAGAGAGTCCTTTATAATTTATTTTATGATGTACTAAACATCGAGTTTAACTTATGGTCATGGACAAGGAACATGTGTAAATACGGAGACTTTTTCTTAAAGCTAGAAGTAGCAGAGAAGTTCGGAGTTTACAATGTTCTACCTTATACAGTTTACCATATGGTAAGAAGAGAAGGAGAAGATCCTGAAAACCCATCTAAAGTTATTTTCCAACTTGATCCTGATGGTATAGCAGCTTCACAACATCCTAACTACTTACCTAAACGAAAAGGAGAAAGCAGAGTAGTAGAGTTTGATAACTATGAGATAGCCCATTTTAGATTAATATCAGATACTAACTACCTACCATATGGCCGTTCTTATTTAGAACCAGGTAGAAAAATATATAAACAAGTTACATTAATGGAAGATGCGATGTTAATACATCGTATAATGAGAGCACCAGAAAAGAGAATGTTCTATATTAATGTAGGAGCTATTCCACCTCAAGAGGTTGAACAGTTTATGCAAAAGACTATCAATCAAATGAAAAAAACTCCTTATGTAGGAGAAGATGGTCAATATAACTTAAGATTTAATCTACAGAATCAGATGGAAGATTTCTACCTTCCAGTAAGAGGAGGAGATACATCAACTAGAATAGAGACTACGAAGGGATTAGAATATGATGGTGTAACTGACGTTCAATACTTACAGTCTAAGTTATTTGCTGCATTAAAGATACCAAAAGCATATTTCGGTTATGAAGGAGATTTACAAGGTAAAGCTACATTGGCAGCAGAGGATATTAGATTTGCCAGAACAGTAGAAAGAATACAAAAAATAATGGAATCAGAGTTAACTAAAATAGCTTTGGTACATTTATACACGCAAGGATTTACAGGAGAAAGTCTAACAAACTTTGAGATAAAGTTAACCACTCCTTCAATAGTATTTGAACAAGAGAAGGTTGCATTACTTAAGGAAAAAGTTGATTTAGCAGCTCAAATGAAAGATTCTAAGATGTTTTCATCTGATTACATCTATGAAAAAATATTTGATATGTCGGAAGATCAATATATGACAGAAAGAGAACTTGTAAGAGAGGATAGTAAGACAGCATTTAGAATAGCACAGATTGAAAACGAAGGTAACGATCCTGCTAAGTCTGGAACTACTTACGGTACTCCTCACGATTTAGCATCTATGTACGGTAGACGTTCAGTATCAACACCAAAAGGAGGCTCTCCTGGGGAGTTACCACAAGGTTACTCAGAAACAGAACCTAAATGGGGAGAACCAGGACCAGAAGGTGGAAGACCAAAAGAAAAGGCTTCTATATATGGAACTAATGATAACCCACTAGGAGGTCGGGATCCTTTAGGAGTAGATGGCATGCATGGAGGGTTTCCATCAGATAATGAAAACGTAATGGAAAACCTTTCTACTCAAGCTGTTTACCATAAAAACAAAGAAGCATTAAAGAATATTGTATTTAAAGAAGAGACTAAGTCAGAACCTGATCTTCTCAAAGAAGACAACATTAAAGATTTAGGTAAATAATACATATTTATATATAGTAAACGTGTATAATGAAGATAAAACATTCAAAATTCCGTAATACCGGTTTAATCTTTGAATTGCTTGTAAAGCAAATCACTGCTGACACCCTAAACAATAGCGATTCAGCCGCTGTTTCTATACTACAAAAGTTTTTTGGTAACTCAAGTTCTCTTTCTAAAGAGTATAAATTATATGAGTTTATCACTAAAAATAGAAACGTAAATCAATCTAAAGCTGAAGCTATAGTTTCAACTATTACAGAAGTATCAAGAAAACTAGATCAAAAATCTCTTAAGAGTCAAAAATATAGTCTTATATCAGAAATAAAAAAACACTATAATATTGACGAGTTTTTTGGTATGCAAGTTAGAGATTATAAACCTCTAGCTGCTTTATATTGTCTATTAGAGGCTCAAAATAATGATAATCTTATTAATCCTCAATCATTGATAGATAATAAAACAACAATATTAGAGCACTTAACCTCTGCTGAACAAAACGAGGAGAAAGTAAAAGATACTCTTATCGAAGAATATTCTAAATATGACAAAGATCTTAAACTTTTAACATTTAAGATACTATTAGAAAAGTTCAATAAGAAATATAAAAACTTACTTCCTGAACAAAAAAATATTTTAAAAGAGTTTATTACTTCAGTCAACTCACAAACACGTTTACGAAATTTAGTTAATGAAGAAATGAACAAAATAGCTTCTGCTGTTAGAAACTTATCTTCAAGAGTTAAAGACGAAGTAGTAAAAATAAAACTAGATGAAGTTGCAAAATCTATTAAACCTTTATCAAATAAGGATAAGATTAAAGACAGTCATTTAGTTAACTTAATGCAATATTATGATTTAGTTAATGAGTTAAAATCTCTGTAATGAAAAAATCAGAGCTAGTCTCATTAGTTAGAGAAGTAATGCAAGAGTTAGATGAAGCTAATACTACTAACGTAGGAGGAGCATCATTTACCCCAGGAGCAGGTGCTCAATATGCTACCCCCTTTGCATTTGGAAAGGGAAAAAGAGCGAAAAAGACATTAAATAAATTAGGCTGGAAGAAGCAAGAACGCCCAAAACGGCCATCACATACTAAAGGATTTGACTACTTATAAGATATGAGACAAGTAACCGCAACAGAAAAATATAACGCCGTATTAGAAGGTAATATGGCTAAAAAAGAGTTTGTACGTCAGATGAGACAGAAGTTTCCTATGTACGTCTCTCAATATAATGGATTCGACGATACAGTTCAAATCCTTAAGAACAAGCAAATGATCTTCGAAGCTGCTAAACCTGCCTTCTCAGGTGTAAAAGTATACGACGATAGACCAGCTTTAACATATTCTTTAGATGCTTTAGATAGAGCAATAAGAATAGAACTTGACGTTCTAGGACTAGACCCAGCATCTGATGTTATCAGAAAAGATGATTTAGATAAAGCTACTTCAAAAGCTAAAGGTAATCTAGAAAAAGATTGCAATCATTATATTAACTTGATGGCAGGAGAATCTAAAAAAGTCGATAAACAAGATAAAGAAAGAGAAGTAAAAAGAGGAGCTAAGGATACTGATGTACTTAATGGAATGAAAAAAGCTACTCTTAAAGAAGAAGTAGAAGTACAAGCAGAAGAGTTTGAAATGTCTGAAGATGCTAAAAAAGCATTACTAGGTAAAGTAGTCGGAGCATTAAGAACTAACTACCCGGACATTACAGCAGGTATATTAAAAGACTTCATAAAGACTCATTATCAAGACCTATTAGATGGAGCAGATATAGAAGACGAGTTTAGAGAGTATATTTCTGTAAACTACGAAGGTCCTTCTGATATGGGTGAAAAGAAAGGAACTGATCATGACGGAGATGGAGACATCGATTCTGATGATTATATGGCTGCTAAAGATAAAGCTATCAAAAAAGCAATGGGTAAAGATGAGAGCTATGCATACAAAAGAATGCAACATGCCCACGATCAAGATAGACGAGCTGGTAAAAAATCTACTTATGATATAGCTAAAGAAAAACAAGCAGAAAAAGAAAAGCAGTTAAAAGAAGCTATTAAGTCTATTATAAAGAAGACGTTAAACGAAGACGTTATTAACGAAGCAGCAACTAATAAACTTGCATCACTACAAGGTGATTTTGGTGATTATTCAGGAGCTAGTCAGGTTATTAATCAATTGGAAAATATCGTAACAGAAATAGAGCAATTTCATTCTAAAACAAGAGAGAAAATTCAAAAAATCTACGACGGTATTGGAAATATCGAAAATGAAGAAGGATTAAAAATCGGAGTCTTTATTGGACCTGCAATTGAAAATGCATTTAAACAAGATTTAAGACCAGTATCTAAAAGAGGATTTAGTTCAGGTTTAGAACTACCTAAAGCAAAAAAATTAGACCCTGAAGTAATAGCTCAAGCAAGAGCAGCAGGTGAAATTGACGAGACTCCACAGGAACCTAAAGCAACTGTCTTTACACCAAACTTTTAAAATATGGCACAATTATTAGTAGACGTTACGCCATTCAGACCAGTACTTAGAGAGTCTAAAACTAGACCAGGGGTATTCGAAGTTGAAGGAGTAATGCAAAGAGCATCATCAGAAAACCAAAACGGTAGAATCTATAAAAAAGAAATACTAGAAAGAGAAGCTAAAAAATATATAGACGACTTTGTCAATAATGGTAATGCATTTGGAGAGCTTGATCACCCTGAATCTCCCGTTGTCTCTCTTAAGAACGCCTCTCACATAGTAAAAGAGCTATATTGGAAAGGAAACGATCTCTGCGGTAAGGTAGAGTTGTTAAACACGCCATCAGGTAATATTGTTAAGGAAATAATAAAAGCTGGACATACAATAGGTATCTCATCTAGAGGTAC